AGGAGTTCTTTCCTTGGCACGAGTTGAAACTAGTTCTGCGTCTGATTCCAATGCGACCATTTTTGGACTTTGTTGATCCAATTCTTTCAATAAACTGTCTTTGCGTTTGTCGCCTACTAGATCTTGGCCGCCCGGTGCCGCCTTTAGTTCGCTGTCTAGTAGCAATGAACCGGTATGATCTTTACCGTATGCTTCAAATGCGTCATTGTCGTCAGCTTGCTGTTTGCCATACACACATACCCACTCGGCTTGCATACCTGTACGCTCTCTTAACAATTGATAAATTTGAGGGCCAGTTACTGGATATGCAACTGTGGCTTCGAACTGCCAGCACTCGCATGGTCCCCATTTGGGAAACTCCCTATGCTCTTGCACTGGCAAGCTTTTTGGTGCAGTAATATCTACTAGTTCATAGGCATCAAGAGCATTCTTGATTTCTTCCATGATATCTTTAGGATTTTGTTTGGCAACTTTGATCCTGAATGCGTAGTTTGAATTACGTTGGGCTATATAATCGTGAAGACTTTTCATAGGTTTGATCCTGTTGTTAGAGTATTTATGTGTTTTTGTTCTTTTGAAGAATCTGTTCCAGCAGTGCATTTCTATCCAGCACTATGCCTTGACCATCCACGGGCTTGTCTTCTGGATTTTCTCGGCTAATCTGATGATCCAGTCTGGCCTTCTGTAGCTGTAGTTGCACCATGCGCAGCTTCTTGTCCATTTTGGCTGTTTTGGCAGTGATAGCATGTCCTAACAATGTGCCTGCTGTTTGGAATACAACCCCGCCAAATCTGGGATCCATGTTCATGCCCAAATCCATTAAATCTTCGAACTTGCTTTTTGCTAGGTCCGCCAGTTCATCCATTTCCGCATCGCTAGCTTCTAGATCTCTCACAGTTGGGAGTGCTACGTCAATTTTGTCTATGGCTTCATCAACTCTAGCAATAGCTTCGCGATTGTCAGCAATGGTTTGCAACACTTCGCTGTTCTCGGCCGAATCTGTCGATGGCAAGTCAGGTAGGTCAAATAGTTCTGATAATTTTTTGGTCATGCAGGTATTTACCGAGCCTTTTTTCCGCTATTTGCGAACATGTCAGATTCGGTTACTACCCTGAAGCGTAGTCCCTGTTGTTTGGCCCAGGCATTGGCCGCAGCCCATTTGTGCATGTTGAGCACAGCCGCAGCTTGATCTCTCACACTCTTACCGGCTGCTTCCAGTGTGGTTTGCTTGCCTGGCTTGATTTCTATCAGTTCGCCTATACGTTCGTTGTTTTTGTTTTGATAGATAATCAAAAAGTCTGGCACATAAATTGTATTACGTTGTGTGAACGGATTAACATATGGCACATGTACCGCTTCACTGGCCCAGTGTATCACAGCCGGGTTGTTGTCACAAAATCTCATAAAACTGTGTTCCCAACTGCTTCTATAATGCGGAACTTTTTTTCCTACGTATTTGTCGGGATTGAGAACCTGATAAAAACCATTTGCGTATTTCATTAGGCTAGTATAGCTCTGGTCACATATTTGTTTTGTTGGGGCCTATTTTTTATTCCGAGAAAACTGGTGCCAATTCTTTCAAAGTTTAAAAAAAGTGCAGTATAAGTGTTTAGATCACCTGGTGGTATTTTTTTAAATTCATCCAACGCAGTCATCGGATTGATACCTTGTTTGATTGCTGTGTAAATTACAGCACTTGCCAAAGCTCTTGCACTTTCTTTGTTTTCAGCAATTTGTTCAAAATATGCCACCACGGCACTGTCAACATTGCTACTAACTGAAATAGGAAATTCAAAAAAGTTATTGAAGAATTGGTCAACCTCCGGCGGATTGATAGCATTGGTATCAATGGCCTTCAAGTTGGTTGGGTTAGGTATTTCAGGATATTGTGTCTGTACCATTATGAACCTTTCGCTACACGTTGATTGCTAGGAATCTTGGGCAATTTTGTCCCCAAGTTTGAATAGGAACTAGATGCCAAGTAAGTTTCTTGAGTTCCGATATCTTTACCTACCAAATCTTGTTGTGTACCATCAGAACTATCTCCGAAAACAGTGCTGGTGAAAATTTTACTGTTGGACTGTGTAATCATCTTGTTGGATTAGTTGAGGTTGGAAAATAATTTGCCACCGATGGCAGAGACAATTTAGTTGCATTCAATTTTGACGCTACCTCATCACCACTAGGGAACTGAAAATCTTTGTACGGTGTATTGGCCAATGCACTAGAAGCCTGTTGCACAATCGTGTTGGTGCCTGTTTGAAAAGTGGTTGCTGCACTTTGAATATTTTGTTGTAAGAAGGCCGCGTCTTTGCCTATGCTTTCTTGCAAGTTTTTAAATGCGTTGCTGTCGGCCACCTGTCGTAATCCCTGTTGAGCCTGTTTTATTTGTTCTGCAAACGCATTTGGCGGAGGAATAAGATTTGAAGCGTTTGCAACCAATTGATTTGATGCGCCTTTGGTCAAACCAACTACCTTGTTTAAATCTGCACCTGAGATAGCACCTTGTGCATTTGTAATCACACCAGATAAATCTGCGCCTATCGCCACAGATGGATTGCCGCTTAATGCAGATGCTACTCCTCCAGTAATTGCCGCTGCTCCCAAAGTCAAGTTAAGACCATTGCTGGCTACACTACCACTTGCTGCTACTGTTTGAGTTGCTAAAGCACTTTGAAATCCTGTGCCTGTGGATGCGCCTCTATAGGGAATATATGTCTGATTTAGGGCGCTTTGAAAACTGCCTCCGCGCAATACATTAGTAAAAGTTTGTATCAATTCCCCCTTGGCCAAATTGGTCAAGTCAACATTTTTGTTTTTGTCATATCCCCTAATTAACTTGAAAGCTGCACTACCCCAATTGCCACCGCTGCCGTCTGTGATCACTTCGTCGAGCACATTAACAATACCACCAGGCCCCAAAATGCTGTTTGTGCCACCACCGGCCGGAGTCAGTGGACTGGGTGATCTATCGTAATGTAGATCAGCAAAGCCTCTTGCCACTCGAGTTGTGCCACCAGCATACAACACTGATTCATATGAAATAGTCATTACGTTTTCCATGATACCATCTTGACCATTCTGATGTGTACCGTGTCTGTATGCGGTTATAATAGGATTGATCAGTGTGTATTCGCTGAATCTTTTTTGATGCAAGCTGTAGATTCTTATGGCGTTGATATATTGTGTTGAAATCACACTGTGTTTTCTTGGCGTGTAGCCAAATTTGTTATATAAATTGCGTTGGCCAGTGACATGCTTGTTGCTTCTTAGATACACTGGATTCAGTGAACCTGTGGCATCACCGTAATTGTTATCCATGTCTCTGTAATAATAATTATAGTAATCAAACCATAGTTTCCTTACTATGTTGGCCGAATCGTCGTGAAAGGTAATGTTCAAATCTTCATAGCGCACTTTGCTTTGTGCTATTGATGGTCTATTATAGTTGTTGAAAGTTTTAGTTTCTATTCTAAATTTTGGCAAGTCTGCGGCCTTTACCAACATGCCGGCTTCCAGTTGATTGCGTTGATTAACTGTGGTAAGTTCAGGATTAAGATCAAAGTACACATGGAACAGCCAGGTATACTTGGGGGATCTTTCGTAATTATTGTCAACAAACAACCTGGCGGCATGTCTGTAATCTTTTACATTATCGCCACGAGCGATTTGTTTTAGGAAACCATCAAAAATACTTGGCATATGAACTCTTTTTTATTATTTAGTTCAAAAAAAAGCCCGGTTTTTTGACCGGGCCTATTAAGTGTAAAAAAACTATTATTAGCTTACGCCAGTGATTGTGGTACCTAATGTTCTTCCTACTGCTGTACCAATACCTGTGCCAGTTGGCGATTGAATAGCGTTATCGTACATGATTGTTAATGCAATAGTTGCTGGTCCGTTTTCACCGTACGCCATGTCACCATAGTTAACTTGCGATAACAACGATCCGTACAATTCCCATGTTTCTAAAATTCTAGGAGTGTTCTCACCGTTACCACCGTCCAGCATTTCAAACTTGAGAACAAACTTGTAATCAAATCCGGATGCTGCACTACTCTGTTCTGCAAAGTCAAATTGCTTCTGGACCTGTTCACCTACCAATTTACTAACATTGCCGCCGGCATCGTCGCGTAGGGTAACACTAACAGCTTCCCATGTGGGTTTACCAATCAGGTTAACTTTTGAGTTATAAACTTCAATGGTAAACGGGTTCATGTTTAAGTTGGGACGACTAATACTTTCAACTTGTTTTGTAAGTTCTACTCTATCAGTACTGACACCAAAGTTCTCAAATATCGCACGAAAGCGATATTTTAGTTTGGGCATTAACAAACCTTGTGTGCTTGCACTCTGGTTAGTTGCTAATGGTACTGTAAATCTGTTCAATG